TAAAAAATGCTCTAAATGGCTCTAAAAGTGTATTTGGCATACAATTGGTAAGCCAAAATACTTTTAATACCTTTAGCTATAGAGGCCAAGTGTACAGAAGCGATGTTGTGCGTTCCTGTATTCGCCCTTTTGCAAATGCTATAAGTAAATTACAGCCAAAACATATAAGAGAAATGCAAAACGGGGAAATTCAAACAAACCCGGAGCCATATATTAAGCTTTTACTTGAAACTCCAAATCCGTATATGTCAATGCAAAATTTGCTTTGCAAGCTCGCAGTGCAGCTGAAGCTAAATTCAAACGCTTTTGCATATATCCACAGGGATGAATGCGGCTATCCTATGCAAATATACCCGATACCCGCATATAATGCTACCGCTATTTATGATGATTACGGATATTTGTATATAAAATTTATGCTGAAAAATGGCAAAAGTCCAACGTTTGCATACAAGGACCTGATACATTTGAGGCAGGATTTTAATGAAAATGATGTTTTCGGCGAGAGTCCTCAAGAGGGCCTTGTTGATTTAATGGATATAGTTGCGACCACAGATAGTGGGATTAAATCAGCAATTAAAAACGGTGGTCTTATTAAGTGGCTTTTAAAATTCAAGCAACAATATAAGGCGGAGCACCTGAAGCGGGAAGCTAAATCCTTTGTCGATGACTATTTAAAGCCTGATGATATGGGCAATAGCAGTATCGCTGCAGCAATTGATAATAAGGCAGATATTGAACAGGTTAAGCCTAATGATTACGTTCCGAATGCCACGCAAATGGATAAGGCCGTTACCAGGATTTACAATTTCTTTGGTACAAATGAAAAAATTATCCAATCAAAATTCAATGAAGACGAGTGGAACGCCTATTATAAGGCCGAAATTGAACCTGTTGCATTTCAATTGCAAAAGGAATTTACAAATAAATTATTCACGATACGTGAACGCGCTTGTGGCAATTCGATTATTTTTGAAGAAACAGCTTTGCAATGCGCAAGTATAACAACAAAATTAAATCTTAAGGAAATGGTTGATAGAAGCGGAATGACGCCAAATGAATGGCGCAAAACGTTTAATTTGTCGCCACTTCCCGGAGGGGATGAACCTATAAGGCGTTTGGATACTGCGCTCGCAAATAATAATGAAAGGAAACAAAATGCCAAGAGATAATTTAAAGCAGTTTTTGCAGGTTAGAAACATTAGTGAATACAAAGCAGACCTTTATTTTTACGGCAATATTGTTTCAAACTGGTGGGGTGCTTGGGATGATGCCGATAAATACCCGGAAGAAATCAGGACTTTTTTAGACGGGGTTAAGGGTAAAGACTTGAATGTATATGTTAATTCCCCGGGTGGAAGCGTTTTTGCTGGAATGGCAATTTACAATATGATAAAACGCCATGACGGCTATGTAACCTTTTATAATGACGGCCTAATGGGCTCAATTATGTCTGTTGTACCACTTTCAGGCAATAAAATTATTATTCCGCCAGGCTCTCATTATTTCATTCATAAGCCTTCTTGCCAAATGCTTGGTAATGCTGATGATTTTAGAAAACAGGCTGAATTTTTGGATGATATTCAAAAAGGTCTTTTGGATATTTACACAAAATGGCTCAAAGAGGGCGTAGAGCCTGAAACCATTAACAATTTTATAAATCAGGGCAAGAATTTTAGAAGCGATGAAGTGTTCCAATACTTTAATTTTGAAAACGGGGAAGAAAATTCTGCTTCGATTTTGAATTGCTTTGAGGGTTATGAAAATAGTATTGCAGAGCTGAAAAGTTCAAAAGAATTATTACAGGCAAAGTTGAGATTATTGAATTTGAAAGGAAAAGAATTATGCCAAAACAAGTTTATTTAAACAAAAGAAAAGAATTGCAGGACAAGGCTCAAGGTTTAATCGATGAAGGCAAGGCAAAAGAAGCTGAAGACGTTATGAACGAAATCAAGGCTTTGGATGAAGCTTTTGAAGCCGAGGCAAAGGCTAGGGCTAATCTGCAGGCGCTAAACAGAACTGCAGTAATTGACATTGAAAATGCCGGAGTTGCTCTAAACGGCGCAAAAGTTATTGATAAAACCAGCACTGAAAATATCACAGACGAAGCAGAAATTTATAAAAACGCTTTTGCAAAAACCTTGATGAACCGAGCTTTGGATAGCAAGGAGCAAGAAGTATTTGACAGATTAAGCCAGCCGCCTGTTGTGGAAAATAATGGTAACCCGCAAATACAAACAACAAAAACGGATGGCATCGTTGTTCCTAATACCTTACAAAAGGAAATCTTTAGGGTAATGGGGGAAACGCATCCTATTTTGAATGATGTTTTCAATTTTGATGTGGAAGGCGAACTGACTCTTCTTGTTGAGAAAGATGAGCAAAATCGAAATAAAGATTTATGGACCGATGAAGACGATAAGAGCAATGATAGGAAAGTCGGCAATCTTGCAAAGGTTACTTTAATTGGTTGCGAGCTTTCAAGGGGGACTACAATAAGCTGGAAACTCAGGAAAATGTCAATTGAAAAATTTCTTGAGTATGTCATTGAATCGATTTCAGAAGAAATGGGCGATGCTCTAGCCTATGGTTTTATTGAGGGCAAGGGGAAAGCAGGCGTGGATGATGGATTTAAAAGTCAGCCGCTCGGAATTATGACTGCATTAGAAGCCGAAACAGGCAAGCCTCAAATTGTTGAATATGCTGAAGATGGTAATCTTGAACCACTTGTAAGGAAATGTATTTCAAAAGTAAAGGGTAAGTTTGCAAAAGGAGCTTGCATATATGCAAACCACGATTATATTTGGAATACTCTCATGGGTATTAAAGATGAAACAGGTAGAGCGTATTTTAAAACCGATTATAATTCAGGCGGCATTGGTACTATTTTTGGCGCTATCGTAAAAGAGGAAGATGCGGTGCCTGATGACACTATGGTTTTTGGCAATGTAAAAAAATGTTACGCCTACAACGTCAATGAGGCTATGAGTATTACGCAACAAGATGATACACGTACGAGAACCACATTTTATAGTGCTTATATGCTCTGCGATGCCACTCCAAAAACCACAAAAGGATTTTCCGCATTAGTAAAATCAAAAAAAGCATAGCTGATAATTCGGGAAAAGAACAGGCAAGCGCGGAGAATGCTTCCGCGCTTGAATTATCAGCGCTGAAATCTGCCTGTGAAGCGTACGGCATCGAAACAGAAGAAAATGACACGCTTGACCTTTTAAAAGCAAGGGTTTTTGCCCATACTTTTGAAGCTGGACAATTAAATGTGCAAAACATTACAAAAGACAAGCTTCAGCAAATCGCCCTTTGCTACGAGCTCGATTTTAACGAAAACACAACAAAGGCCGAGCTTGAAACAAAGATACTTGCAGCACAAAACCAATAGGAAACTTAAATGCTTGAAACTGTTAAAGCATATCTGAAAATTGATTTTAGTCAAGAAGATAAGCTTATAGAAACATTAATAAATGCGGCTAAACGGCTTATCCTTGATACAACAGACGTGGACTACAACGAAGCAGATGAGACGTATAAGCTTCTTGTCTGCTATCTTGTGGCCCATTATTACGAAAACAGGCAGGCTGTCAGTGAAAAAAATATGGAAGTAATGCCCTATACAATCCAGCATTTAATGGCACACATAGGAGTAAGGGGAGATTATGAACCCAGGAAAACATAAACATCTGGCAGAAATATTGGAAAAGATACCCACGGGTAAGAAAAACAAGCTGGGTGAGGAAATTTTTGATTTTGCCGTAATTAAAAAAGATTTGTTTGTAAACTTTGAAAATAAAACAGGCAGTATGCTTTATGGTCGTTCGGGCGACACTAAACTTGCAAAAACCACACATAAAATTTCATACAGATATTTTAGCCATCCGGGATTAACTGAAGATAATTTTATCAGAATAAATAATCGGTTATACAAAATTGAATATATCGATAATCTGGATAACAAAAATGAAATTATGGAAGTATTTTTATCCAGGGACAATTTAAGGGGCAAATAAATTGGAAACGGGATTTTATTTTGATGAAATGGAAAATTTCAAAAAAGATTTGCTTCAAAAAACTGCGAAAAATTTTCCCGATGAAACAAATAAATTTTTAAAATCCCAGCAAAAGGGCCTG